TACTAACCTCTGTAGCTATCTTAATTACGTTGTTTAAGAAAGGTATAACTATCTCTTCCGTAACTACCGGGGTGTCTATGTAAAACTCGGTAACCGATATACCAGCTACGCCCGATAAGATAGAACTAACTCTATGTACTCCGTTATATTCTCCTGCGTTCTCTATATAAACGAAATCCCCTACTATTAAAGGTAAAGGCTGAGTACTAGTATTAACTAATACGTCCGCTCCACTAAAAGAAGTACCTCGTAAAGACGCAGTACTGTTTAATTCGCCCGCTACTGAGTTAGGAGATAAGTTAGAAGTAAACTTATACTCTACCGGTAGATAAGCTGCGCTATAGCTATCCGGTCTATTTACTACCGTTAAAGCCATATTAGTAAGCTAATAATAGTTCTACGTCACACGCTGCAGTATCCGCTTGTGCTTTAATGTTATCTATATTAGAAAAAGATGCGAAAGCTCCCTCTGTAGCTGACACGCTTAATTCTCTTGTGTTAAATACGAAAGCTGAACCCGGAGTTAATTTAACGTCTGTAGTAGCTCCTCCCGTATCTGATAGTCTTAGCCTTACGAAGTTCGTAGAATCTCTATTAATTACTACTAAGTAGCTTAAATCAGTTAATGAAGCTGGTCCTACCGCTCCTACGTTAGCTATAACAGTTTCAGAAGTAGGCACGCTTACTACTTGCTGTACCGCTTCTTCTCCTACTAGAGTTACGCTCTCGTTATTTACTACGTTATAAGAAGTTCCGTTAATCGTTACGGAAGCTCCGAAAGTTGTTGTTAATATTGTACTCATCTATTTAATATTTTTCTAATTTCTTTTGTTACGTCTTCTTTACCCGTTTTTAAAATTAAGGTTTTTAATTTAGACTTAAATTTATCTACGTTATTTCTAAAGATATAAGTAGGCTTAATTCCATTCTTCTCGATATTCTTAGCTATAGCGAAAGCGATACTCTTAGAGTCGTTCTCGTCTGATATACCTAGTTTAACAGTTACCCATCTCTGTAGTGGTCCTATAGGAGGTCTAGTTCCCGGCTTTCTTCCTCCGTCTACGTACTTCCAATGACTCTTAGCCTTAAACCTAACCGATACGATACCTCCTAACTCGGAAGCTTCTACCTTTAAACTCTTAGCTAAGTCTCCGGTAGCGTTCTTCTTACCGCTATTTAAGTCGTCTATAATATCGTCTATCATATCGAAACCGGCTATCTTAACTCTTAGTAAAGTCTGTGAGAAAGGTCTAGGCATCTATATCGTATTTAATATCTAAAGACTCTAAAAGAAGTTTAACAACCTCTTCTACATTATTATCAGCGTACCTAGTCAATTCTTTACCATTAACTATAAAAGAAGTTCCGTAATCGTGACAACATTTATCAGCACATTCGTAATCCCATTCTTTAAATTCTATCTTAAGCATCGAATACGTCATCGTTACAACAAGTAGAGTATCTTACTTGTTCGGTTATAGTAAAAGAGATTTGCCAGCCCGTATGGCTTTTATCTTCATCGTCTATTAAAGGTAGAACCGTAAAGTTATCTTGAATAACCCAGTCCGCGCGTTCGCTCTCGTTATTATAAGTTAATACCGTATCGTTAAAGTCGGTAATAAATCTACTTATAACTTGGTCTAAGATTCTCTGAGTAGTGTCTAAGGTTTCGTTAACCTCGTCCATCGTTCGCTCCTCCGATAGTATATCTATAATCTCTACTACTAGATTCCAGTTATTAACAAAGAATCCTTCTCTAGCTGACTTAGTAATACTAACCGGGTCTACTACTAAAGCTGGATAGTTTAACTCGAAGTCTGGGTTAAACTCGGAAGCTAACCCCGTGTAAAAGGTTTTAATAGCTTTATGCTTAGTAGCTAAGTCTTTAAATATATTCTGTATCGTACTTAAGTTCATTACTTAATCATTTAAATATTCATTAATCGTACTATCGTGATAACCTATCGCTTTAGCTAAAGTTATACAAAGCTCAAAGAACTCGTTAATATCTAAGTCTTCTTTCTTTTGCTCTATTTCTATAGAGTGGTATTGGTCTTCAAATTTAATCTTAGTGCTTGCCATTACTTATTATATTTTATATCGCATTCGTTTTTATCCTGCTTAAGCATAAGATAAGTAAATATCTCGCCTATCTTATAATCTGTTATCTTTTCTTTTTCCCCGAAAATAGCCGCAATAATGCTTTTATCTTGAGCCAAACTATAGACGGTAAGTAAGCTACCATACTTCCTAGTAATAACGTCGTAGCCCGCTTTAAGTTCTTTCGCTTCGTACTCTTTATTAAAGAGAGACTCGAATCGTTTATAGATAAGAGTAGATTGCTCAAAAAAAAACCTCTAACTCTATAAGCAGTAGAGACGTCTAAGTCTTTAAATAGTTCGTACTTGTCGTCAGCGTCTTTATAGTCGTATTCTTTACCTTCCTCTAAGATTAGATAAGATAGTAACCGCCTAACAGCTTCTAAAGGCTTATCTCTATACATATCCTCTATCTTCTTAATATCGTAGTACTGACCGGCTTTAATGCTATTAATATCAGTAGGTACTATAAACTTTCTACCCTTAATTAAGAAATCTCCTACTGGTTCGGTATCAGATTCTAAGTCTTTAGGGTTAAATAAAACGTCCATCTGACTTACTAAAAACTCGACTTCCTGCACGTCGCACCTCTTCACTAACTCAATCTCTAATCCAGAGAGTAAAGAAAAGATGTCTAAAGCGTCCATTTCTTCGTTAATCTTCTCGTAGGTTTCTAAGGTTAATTCCTTCCAGCCTTCCGGGATAGTAAAGTTAATCTTCTCGTCTCCTCTATGTAAGTGTCCTTTAATTGCCATTCTCTAAGTCGTTTAAGTCCTCTAATATATCTACCGGTTCGTAATGCGTTACCTCCGCGTACACGAATGATAGTCCGTATCTTGGTACTCTACAGTCCCACCAGTCCGAATTATCGTCTAGGTAAGCCTCGAAAGGCTCGGGTTCATAGTGAGTAGCTAGAACTAAGTAAGTCCTATCTGTCTCTGGTAATCCTTTTTCTTTAATTGATATCATTTTTTCCTCTAATATAATCATTCTCGTAATACTCTAAAGCTTTAACGTAAGCCTTAAAAAGCTTATTAAGATAAACCTTAAATAGAATAGGGTTAATCCTTCCCGGAGCTAATAAACAATCGGAATACATATCTATCTTAACCTTTACTCCTTTCTTTTCATCGATATACCACTCTACAATACTCGTAAGTTGCTCTGTAGTAGCGTAATAACGGGTACTTCGTATAGCTTCGTTAATATTCATAGGATAAAGATACTAATACTTATTTAGAACTAAAAGCTAAAACCCTCTCTTAACTTTAAATAAATAAACCCCTTTTAAGCTACTTTTAAGCCGTTCTAACTAACTTTTAAACTAAAATAGTATTATCTATTATCTAGGTCTTTTAAAGTGTCTTAAATCGCTTCTTTTAAAAATCGTAGTCGGTAAGGACGTAGTCCGGTCTGGTTATCGCGTAACTATCACTTAACTTAACTTAGATTAGTATTAAATTATATTCTATTCTATTTCTATTTGTAAACCGTTCCTATACGGTTCGAAAGGCTTTCTAAGGGTTCGAAAGGGTTTCTAAGGGTTCGAAAGGATTAAACTAGCTAATACTTAAGTAGTTAGCTTTTAAAGATGAGATGAGTTTAGATAGGTTTAAGTAGTTTACTCCGGTATTTAGTTTGTATAGCTTTTAGATGTATTTTTACGATTTTACTAATCAGAGTTAATAAAAAAGAGGAGCTATTAACCCCTCTTCAACTACTTATTTAATCGCTCTTTAATTCGCTCTAAAATTATCTTCCTATCTCTATCAGTTTCATCGTACCAGTTATATAGTTCGTCCGGCAAGTCATTAAAAGCTTCTTCGTAGTTAGTTACATTAAAGCCACGTTTTAGACATTCGTCGTAAAGGTCTACGTATCTATCGTGTAAGTATTCCAGCTTATTGTAAAAGAATTTGACGTGTCCCGTTCCTAAAGTAAACTTATCCGGAATGCCACTAAGATTGTAACGACCTTTTTTAATACAGTTAGGTATGCGCTTAATTTCTCTATGTTCAGCTATTAGCATTTTATCGTTAAGCTCGATTGGTTTTACTGCTACGTTTATTCGTGTCATTTTATTCGTTTTTTGTAATTCGTTTCTACAAATATATATAGTTTGAGTTAATAAC